CTGTCAAAGTGTTAGCAATAAGTTCTTCTAGAAATTCACTTGTGCAGGGCAGCCTGTAAACCGAGTGATGTATTTTTAGTTTACTTGTCAAACCTTCAATAAGGGTTTGTTTAATTTTATCTAGCACATCTAAGTATAACTCATATCGGGATATAAAGCAAACATAGGTATTACATCCAGTTAGACATTATTGTGTGTGTCACACATGTTATGTCTTATAGTGGTTTGGTATCTCTATTTTCGGCTTTGTTAATTCCCGCCGAAATTTAATCTCATATGATGATATAATTTACCTTATGTCACCACAAGACTGGGCAGCGCTAACTTTAACTCTTCTTACCATTGTAACCATTGTTGCTGGTGGAATTCGTTGGCTCGTAAAACATTATTTAAACGAACTTAAGCCGAATTCTGGATCAAGTTTAAAAGATTCCGTCAATCGCCTAGAGGAAAAAACTGACAAGTTGTTTGATTTATTGCTTGAACACTTTAAGGATCATTCTAAGAAATAATTTTCTTTATATATAATATATAAGATACTTTAAAAACCTTACTTGCTAGTTATTCTTTTCTTTATATATTTTAAGTATACACGTTAATACTCTGGATTTTTACAGTTTATGCAGAAGTAATTGTAACAATTGTATAACAATTTCTTTAATGTCTGGTTTATAACGTTTTGTTACTATTTATCCCTTTTATAACGTTTTGTTATAATTTGTTATATTTTAATAATACAATGTTATAATTTTTACGCTGGCACCTAGATTCTAACCCCCACCCCACTGCGTCTAGGTGTCCAGTTTTTTATTTAATGGTATAATTTTTTATGGGGAAAAAATGAAACAAAAACCAATTATAGTCTACTGGGCACCAGAAGCAATTCTTCAAAGGGAGCATCAGCAAATACTTCTTGAAATGCCACTTCTGCCAGTTATAAAAGATATACAAAAGAGAAGAAATAAAAAAATTGTATCAGCAGGAATCAACCGTGAAGATCCACATGGCAATGGATATCAAATGTGCACAGCACTCCATGAATTATCAAAAAATCTATATTATATAAAAGCACCATTTGATGTAGACGTATCTTTTACCGAAGACGGCTCAATGATTTACGGTGACCATTACGGTTGGTTTAAGGAAAGAGTTAGTTCTATAGATAATGCACTATCTGCAGACTTTGACTTTTCGTATATGCTTTTTTCTGAAGAGAAATTGGATGTTTCAATAACGCCTCCATACCTACATCAAACTTCACAACCAGAATACGGTTTTATCTGTGCCGTTAAATGGGACATATCTTCATGGTTTAGACCTCATATCCTAATATATCAATTATGGAAAAATAAAAAAAGAATACATTTTAAAAAAGACGAAGCCTTGGCATATCTTAAGTTTGAGACAAGCAGACCTATTGTATTTAAAGAATATAAGATAACAGAAGAAATATTGAGCATATTAGATTCATGTTTAAAACACAAATTTATTGTTCCATTTCAACCAATGGAATCCTTATACAGACGCTTCACTCAAACAAGCATAAAAAAACGTTTGATTGCTGAAATTAAAAAAAATGTTATAGAGTAAAACACTCATATTAGTGGTATAATCAGTTATTATGTGTGCTCCTACAGTAGAAAAATATGGCGCCTCGCCAGCAAACATTCAATGGACGGTAGTCCGTGGAGACACAGCAACCCTGCTTGTAGAGTTTTTAGAAGACGATGAAATAACACCATTTGACTGCGACAGTTGGACCTTTAAGGCAACCTCATATGATCCAATGGGAAATGTATTAGATAACTTAACTACAAATGTTGACGACAACAAGGTAACAATTACTGCTCCTGCATCAATTACAGAAAATTGGGGGGCAGGTTATAATCAAGTAGCAGCAGAGTTAAGGTTTGACCTTCAGGTAATTATAGAAGGTGGAAGCGGACTAGATGCAGATACGGTTTGGACTCCAGTTATAGGAACTATCTGTGTTTTAAGTGATATGACTCCAGGTCTATAATGCCAATAGTAAAAGTTTCAAATCCAACACCGCTTCTTCCGCCAGTAATTAAGATTGGCAAAAAAATATTTAAAATCAAAATAAAGTAGTTTGGGGTAAGTCATGGCTAAAAGCATGGACTTTCCTCAAAAGAAAAAATATCTAGAAACAATCCAAGAGGTTAAAACAACAGAGTATATTGCCGTGCCTGGAATTACTGGAGAAAAGGGTGAAGTCGGACCACCAGGGCCAGCAGGACCACAAGGACCTAAAGGTGATAAAGGCGATAAAGGTGATACAGGAAAAGCAGGGCCACAAGGTGAACGTGGAGAGCCAGGAAGAGCAGGGGACGGATATGATAGTCCATCTGGTCAGTACCCTGGTTGGGCTTATTATGCAAATAAAAGTACACAAGAATCTAGACTAGGTCCAGAAAGAGGCGAAGACGGTTGGGTAGATTTTTTCTTAGATATAGATGAATCAAAAACCATTGAGGCCTATTTGCCAAATAGATCAGTTTCTTTATTAAATCCAACAACAAAAACTATAAATTTAAAAACCTTAAAAGTTGGTTCAAAAGTAGATATTAGGTATGATTTTTCTTTAGAAACCTATACCTCAAATACAGAGGTTTGGATAAGAACTCTTTTGCGAGATGAAGAAATATCTCCAATGGGGTATGTCGGATTACTTAAATATCAATACTCTTATGATCTTTCATATTATCAAACCATCTTTATTAATAGCGATAAAATTAAAAACTATGGGGGGCAACCTCAAATTAGAACTGACAATGAAGGCTCTTTTATTTTAAAAGGCATCTATGTGTCAGTCTCTTAGTGGTATAATGTTACAGGAGGAATAATGGCATTTCCAGGTTCTTATAATTTTAGTTACTATCGTGGTGATAGGTATGAGTTTGTAATCCGTCCAAAAACTGCAAATGGTGGCGCTTTTGATTTAACAGGTTATAGCGCAAACTTTACTGTTGCCAATGCAAGAGGAGAAGGTAAAACTCAGTACGAAATGCAGGCTGTTGTTGATGGATCTGCAGATACCGTAACTTGTACAATCCTGCCAGGCGCAGGAGAAGCGCTAACCGCTGGAAGTTATGTCTATGACGTTCAAATAGATTCTGGCGCAACATTAGTTTATACACTTTTAACGGGAACCGTAACAGTAGTAGATGATATTACTGGAGCAGATGATTCATAATGGTTGACGTACTACTTAATACTGACGATGTTGTTGTTATAGGACCACCAGAATCAATTGACTTATTGGTTGATATTGGACCACAAGGAACTCGTGGAAGTAAATTTATTGTTGGTTCTGGAGAACCTAATGCATTAACAGCAAATGGTGCTTTATTTGGAACTACTCTAATACTAAATGATATGTATATTAATACTGCCCCAGGAGAAAATTATGGATACATGTATCAATATATTTCTCAGGCTGGTGCAAATACTTGGGTTCAAGTTTTAAAAGTAAGTCCAGCAATTTACTCATCTGTAAGAACAGTTACTTTTACATCTGGCGCAGGATCAACAACTATTCCAATATCAAACATAGTAACAGTTAGTGGTTCACCACTTACCGCTTCAAACTTCAATGTTCAGTTTCAAATTGAAGGGGCAAATCCAATCGCATCGTCAATGGAAATCCCTGCCTTAGCAGGTGCAGGAACAAACTTAGTAATAAATTTTGACGCAGTCCAATACAGTGGTGGTAGTTGGTCAGCACTTACTGGAAGTAAGACAGTACATCTATTTATTTCTATAGTTTAATATAAAAATGGTATAATTTTAAAGAGGTGACCACATGGCTGTAGAAAATATAGGAAATTTAGTACCCACCAAGATTCCAGCATTAGCAGATGATGCCGATATTCAAGATGCGCTAAGAGCGTATCATTATGGTTCTTATGATTTTGATACCGCAGAAACAGATGCAGCAGAACTTTTAAATCCATCAATTGCTTATACAATTAATAGTTTACAAACTCAAATTACGACAAAGGCTGCGTTAGAGGTTGCAGCAAGAGATAGTTCAAGGGTAACTACAACGGCACCAACTTCTGCTGCGTTCACTGCATTTTCTAATACAATTCCAGATGGTTATATTTGGGTAGACAAAGATGCTGCTGCTCAAGTAGGATACATATCGGCAACATCGGTTTACACAGCAACGCAGCCAACAACTGGTTTGGCTAATGGCGTTATTTGGATTAAAAAGGGATCAAGCCCTTTAGAAATGTATGTTTATAATGGCGATACTAGCGTTTTTGATCGGGTGATTTAATGCCAACAACTTTTGATGAAGATGGAAAACCAGGGTATATCTACAACGTAGCAGATGATAAATGGTATGCCATTTCTGGCAAGACTGATACATCTGGAACTTTTGAGTGGGCTGGTCTACAAAGTTATTTATCTTCTGTAACAATGCTTGAAGCCTTAGTTGCAAAAAAGGGTATAAATAATTATCTGAATCCAACAGCAAGAGATGCATCAATAACATCCCCCACTGCTGGAACCATATGTGTAATAAGACAAGATTCATCAGGCAATGTTATAAATACCCTACAGGTTTATGATGGATCAAGTTGGGTATCAATTGCAAGACAATCTTTGGTTGAAGAACTAGAAATTAGAACCATTATGGGTGTCTATACTTTATAAAAACATGATATAATAATCTAACACTACAGAAAGGTAGTAATTAATGGCTACAGTGACTAAAGTACTTTCAAGAACGGCTGCCGCTACATCAAGCGCAACTCTTTATACCGTTCCAAACACATCAACAACGACTGTTGTTACAAATATTGTAATTTCAAATACAGCCGCTTCAACATCAACAGCAACAATTTTGATTGATAGCGTAAACGTAATTCCAACAGTATCAATTGCAGCAAATACTGTTTTTGGTTTTGATTTAAAGCAGGTTATTCCAGCAAATGCAACCCCTAAAATAATTAGTGGTTTTGCATCAACTACCGCTGTAACATTCCACATTAGCGGAGTGGAGATTTCGTAATGGCAATTTCAGTATTCCCAGTAGCAACTTCTTCTAGCGCATCTGGCCTATCTAAAGCAGTAAACCTAACAACTTCTGGCGTATACTATACTTTGGTTGATGCAACACTAACTGCAGGAAACTACACAATTACTTCTCCATCTACTGTTCCTGTCCAAGCAACATTTTACAATGCTTCATATGAATCACTAGCATCTGGAACTACAAGTTCTGGATCTACACAAATAATTCTTACAAGTGATGCAAGTAGACTAACATTGGTTGCAGATTCAGGATCTAACGTTGCTGTAACAATACAACTAACGGGTCTAGTTCTTACCCCTAACTTTACATCTGCTGGAACCGAAACAATTACATCCACTCAAACATATTCAGGAACAAGTACTTCTGGATATGCTTTTGCTTTATTAGTTGGTGGTGGTGGCAATGGCGGAAGTCGTGGATACTATCCAGGTGGAGGCGGTGGCTCTGGCGGAGTAAGAAGTGCAATTATTCAATTAACTGGTTCGCTTAACGTTCAAGTTGGTAGCGTAGAAGGAACAACATCAGCAGGCGGATTTTCAGCAACTGGCGGTAGCGGTGGAAGTACTAACGGTGGCGGTGGCGGAACTCCTAACGGCGTCCCTGGTGGTAGTGGCGGTTATTTTGGTGATACTGGTGGAACTGGTGGAACGACTGCTAACGTAAATAAATATATAGTTGATGGAACTACTGGCGCAGGTGGCGGTAGTGGTGGAAAAAGTTTTGGTGCTCCTGGTGGGCCAGGCGGAGGTTCTGGTATTGGAACTGGTGGTAGTGGCGGTTCTCCAAGTGGTAATAATGCAAGTGGTTATGGTGCTGGCGGTGGCGGTGGTAAAGCAACTGGTGGGGGCAACGGTACTCAAGGCGTAATCTATATTAGGAGATTTTAAATGAAAAAATATTGTGTTATTGAGGGTTCAACTGTAATCAATGTAATAGTTGCAGAATCACAAGAAATTGCAGAACAAATTACTGGCAAACAATGCATTGAATCAGAAGACAGACAAATTACTATTGGATCTGTTTTAGTTGATGATATTTTAAAACCACACGCTTCTTGGGTATTAAATAGTGAAAATGTATGGGTTCCACCAATTCCAGAACCAACTTTTGAAGAAGGTTCTGGTCAGTACGCCGAATGGAACCATGAAACCAATACCTGGGACACAATTCAGGTAGAACCTGCTCCTTAAGATTTTAAATTTATAAAATATAAAAAAATACCCCCAAGGCATAAAGCCAAGGGGGATTTTTTATTTAATTGTTATTTTATTTACATGGATACTTGTTGTACCATTCTTGATACCGTGTTCCGTTTACGGAACTCCATGAAGACCAGTCTTTTCCACCCTTAGTCATATGTAAAGCAATCTGTGCGTTCACTACTGGGTTTAATAGTTCAGCATTTGAGTCTAACTCAAACTTATCTCTACGATCCGACCCTAGTTCTCCAAGCATATTTATTTGAAATACGCCATAAGAGTTATCTCCAGTCTTTACGTTGCCATTAAAAGCAAGAGGACGACCATTAGACTCTGCTTTAGCAATTGCACAAGCAGACCTTAGAGCCTTTCCTTCAAACCCTACATGACGTAACATATCAACTAGTTGCCCATCAGTCAAATTGTGAGCATTTTCATACTTTTCTAACTTCTTGTCCTTAGAAACCAAAAAAGCCACCTGTTGGGTGGCAGATTTCACGGACTGTTTAATTAGTAAGTTATTTTCATTTGTTGCATTTGCGGTAGCCGAAAAAACGGTACTGCAAATAACCAACGTTAATACCCCTAGCCAAACATTTGCTTCTCTCATTGTAGAATACCTCCTAGAGAACAAATGCTACC